TTCAGGTCATGCCACTATAGAAGAGTTTAACAAGTTTGATGCTAGTATTATGGTTACCCAGGCTTATTTGTTTTCTAAAGATAAAAAGAATATTAGAACCTTTGCTTCCTATGAACAGGGAGATGAGTTATTTTCTGATAGAAATGTATTTCCTAAAGGGTGTATAATAAAAATGGAAAAGTTAACTATATGAAAAAAAAGAAAAACCCAACTCTTACAAAGAATATGCCTAATGTGAAGTGGAAGGAGATTCCTCCTCTTCGTGGTCCTGATCCTCAGGGTCAATTAAAGCCTTTGAAGGAGAAGAAGAAGATTTTTGTTCCTCTGGTGTAACATCTATTGCATTAATTAATTCTTTGTGATCTTCTAATATTTGCTTCATTTTAAATTCTATTTCTTTCTCTGAAAGATTATCTAAACTTCCAGTCATAATTAACTTTTGATCTATATATAATCCACCCGCTTTACCTCTAGCAACCTCTGCATTTATAGCTGCTGAATTCTGACCTTTAGATCTAGCTTCATCTCTTATCTTGGCAAGTTCTGTAATATGTTTTTCAAATGTTATGCCATATTTTTCTTGAACTTCAGATCTTAATTCTCCTATGTATTTTGCTACTAAAGGATATATTTTAGGATTCTTTAATTCTGATGCGGATTGTCTAGGTCTACTTGTATATCCAGCTTCATTTGCACACTCGCCAGGACTCTTGCGACCTTCATTATACACTAAAAGTTCTGCAAACTTTTTCTGTTTATCTGTTAATTTCGCTGGAAGAGCCATTACTTGACTTTATCGTACAATTATTTATAAGTCAATTATGTTTAAAATACTGCTAACATTGCTATTTATGGGTACAGGTGACTCTATGAAATTTGATCCAATTAGCTCATTATCTCAACACGCAATCAAGAAGGTGTACGACTCAAAAAGTGAAACCAGAATCAAAGCTTTGGGCTTTAGTAAAAAAGAAAACTCCGAAAATAAACTGGACTAGACTTGAAGCTTCAAGTGGCTTAAGTAGTCAAGGACTCCCGGATTTACTGGGTTATAATGATTCTTGTGGATTTTTTATGTTGGAATTAAAGATCGCACATAGCCCAAAAATATCCTTTAGTCCGCATCAAAAACTCTGGGCAATGACTCGTCCAAAACGTAACTTTATTCTCTGCCAACACGCCCCGAGAGCCTCGGGTAGACGTCAAAACCATTTGACCGTTAAGCTATATCAGAGCTCCGCGATCCACGGACTACTAATCGATCACCGCGAAACGCCTTGTTTGGCCCAGGACGACTGGGAACACATTCAACGCTTGTTACTTAACGAACCGGCGGACGGGTAGCGCTTGCGCCTGTGCATTCGCTTGTTCATTTATTCTATTATTATTTGATTTCGCCTGAGCATTCGCTTGTTCATTTATATTTATATTATACTTATACTTGTACATTAGAATCGTTCTAAACTAGGTTTAATGCTTGCCGTAACTTACGTTAGGCGTGGACCGGTTCCAGCAGCTCCTGCAATCGCCACATTTGCCGCCCTGAGTCGGAGCGGGGCAACTGGCTCCAGCTGCTTCACTTGTAACTGTAGACGTCCACGGCCAGAAGGTCACCGGGCCCTGATCCACCATGTGAGAAGACATCCGGATAATTAAATTTTTTGGAACGGTTTCCGGATCTATATTTTTTAAGAATTGAGCCTCGCGCGTGGGCATCCAATGCTTCACCTCCGGCGTAAGCTCGCAAACTCTAAAAATCTTTTGAAGGTGTTCCGGGCTTTGTATATCGCCGGCGTCGTGCCATCTAAAAAATTTCTGTCTCATAACTTGCGCAACCATGGCCGCGATCCAGCGCTTATCTTTTAGCGCTTCAAGTCTTACATATTGGGCCGCTTTAATTGCAGGGTAACGAGTATAGTTTCCTTTCATAGCATAACAACCTGAACACACCGAGCCGGGAATCTTTACAAGCTTAGCGCCTGTTTTACACTCCCACGCCGGAAGGCTATAACTCAGGCCGGGCATTTTACTTGTTCGAGTCATAGAACCAGTTATTTTTTTTGCGTCTTTTACTTTCATTGGTCGACCCGCTGGCCAGCCTGTAGGGTGACAACTTTTATTTGATTCTTTACATTTCATAATTTCCTTTCTGTTTATACTTTGGTACCTGGGATTTTCTAACATGTCAAGTACTAAATTGAGCTGCTAACGGTTACCGCTTCAGGACCCGCGCGACGCTTGCGCCTGTGCATTTTCTTTTTTATAATAAAAAAACCGCAACCCGGGAACCACACCGGGCCGCGGTCAGGACAAACTCCGCTTGTGACTCGCCTGTGCATTTACCATTGTATAAATAAATTTATCCCAAAATGTGACATTTTTATCACAGTGATATTTTTATCACAGCAGCAAATACACGTATAGCGAGTACACGTTGCACGATTAAATTTTCATACAACAATATTCACCTATAATAATAGTTAATTTTTTTCCTCAATAAAATCCTTTCAATTTTAATGTTAGATATTCTTATATAATAACTTGATTTTTTATTACAATAGTTGTAAGCAATAAATAGAAATAATAACCATAACAAAAAGGACACAATGCAAAAAATAAGAATGAACACCGAGTACAGAAATAAATTCTATAATAGAATTAAAGATGTATTTGAAAAAGAAGAAACGCAAGAGCAACAAGGGTTCTTGAAAGCTAGGGAGGATTTTAACAAGTCGCAAAAATCCACGTTTGAACTAGCAACAAAAATTGTTGAACGTGCTTATCCTAAAGATGACGTTGCAACTTTGCGAACCTTTAAAAAAAAGTATGGCAACCCCTGTGATGTAGTAGCAAAAGACGGTTGCTTTTACTTTGCACATAATGAAGATGTGAACGAGGAGGGCGAGGAAGAAGAAACTAAATCACATTTTGATTTTGGTTTATATGGCAACCACAATGGTAGAGAGTATGGTACTGAAGATGGCGAACAATTTGCTCATGCCTATTTTAGAGAAGAATTAAAGGCGAAAGGGTGTAATCCAGATATAATACCCCAACAATCTGGAAACGATAGTAACCCACACAAAACAAAACATATTGACTTATGTAATAAAGAACTAGGTCAATCTGGCAGAACCAGAAGTGATAACAATACTGGCATGACTAAGGATTTTAATAATCAATTTATGTTAGATGTAATCGGTACTTCTTATTGTAGAAGTAGAGCCATAGCTTGTACTAAAGATGAGTACACACAATTAGAACAATGGCGAATGATAAAAGCAAATGTTGTATCAAAACATACAACATGGGTTAAAAGTATATCAAAACAATGCGACCAATTAAAAATTGGATTAAAAGCATATAGATATATTTCCGAGGGTATTGAGTTAGCAAAAGAACTTGGAATAGAATTAGATGAGTCAGAATTAATTAGAACTAATTCTACTGGTTTAACAATCTATAACCCTACAAATCTTGCTAATTTAATTAAGGGCATGAAAAATACCGAACAAAGTAGAGAGCAAAAAATCAAGGCACGAATGGAGTACCAAAAACAAGCTATAAACTAGGGCTTGAAAAAAAGGGGAAATTATAATAGATTTCCCCATAGTATAGAAATGAGAATAAAAACAAACAATAGGAGTAAAAAAAATGATTATAAAAGATGTACCATTTATAATTAAATATTTCTCAAAAAAAGCAAATGCGATTATTGAGAGAAAAGGTATCGTTGATGACAAGTGTAAAGAGTGGGTTGCAAAAGCTACTCAATTACCTTGTTTTGATTATCACGATATTACTGCAACCGAGAACACAGTAGACAATCCAAGTGGCGAACCACAATATAGAAAAGTCAGTAATGGATTTTATTCTGTACAATTCACAAAAAAACAAAAGGACAGTAATGAATAATGAACTAAAATCGGAAAGTCTATTTGAACAGTCTATAAAAACTGTATTAGACCAAGACCGACAAGCTAGAATTAGCCAAGAAGTTTATGTACTTAAACAAGTCATAAATGATTTGGCAAATCTAACAAATAAAAACTCTAAATCATTAGAAGAAACTATTAATAGTTTGACTGATAATTTAGTTAAGAACGTAAAAAAATACTCCGAGAGAATACAAGAATTAAATAAGGAGTATAAATGGTAGATATGGAAATGCTGATAGCTTTTATCGGTGCAATAATAATAGTGGGGTTCTACATATGAAAAAATACTGTCAGGGTACAAAGTGCCATACTTACGATACGAGTGATAGGAAACGTGGAACCAAGGGCAACAAAGTAAATCAAACTAGAACTCTAAGCACTTACACGTATGGGAATGGAAATTTCTGTACGTTAGGTTGCCAGAATGATTGGTGGGAAACTCATGGCACACGTGTCGTTGAATATGTGGGGCGAGTAAATGAACCTGTAATTCTAACTGAAGAAAATGGGTGGCAAAAAAAATATAACCAAGATTATTGGGATAATAATGCTTTGCCACAGTTTGTTGAAGTTAATATGTTCACAAATGCAACACGACCATTAGGGGGAAATGATGAGTAAATATAAACTACCATTTAAAATAATGATGACCGACCCAAAAAGCCAAAACGCATTGGAAGAAGTGACGAACCCATATAGTGGCGAGAGTTGTAAGTTGCCACGTTATGCCGTTGCCGTCTATGATGTGATTAAGGGGGCAGAACTAACAGGCGAATATGATGTTATGCGTAAGGGATTGGATTGGTTTCAAAAAAACTTTACTGACGAATATTATACATTGTTAGATTAATACTATCGCAACCGACACGATAACACGTGTCGGTTGCTCACTTGTAGGTTGCACACTTGTTGGTTGCA